TAGAGTTACAAGACGTACCAAATTTTAAATATATCCTCATTCATACCGGAAATACGGATCAGCATACCGCGGGATGTCTCTTGATAGGAGAAACTCAACAAGATCTTGATAAAGGTAAAGATGGTTTTGTAGGCGGATCAGGTGATGCTTATAAAAAGTTTTATCCTAAAGTTAGAGATGCTTTAATTGCAAAAGAAAAAGTTACAATTAAATATTCAAATATTAATTTATCAGGTTTATCAAATAAAGCAACTGAAGATGTAATTTTAACAAATACAGTTGATCAAAAATATGACAAAATTATTTCAGAGTTAAATATTATTAAGGCACTTCAATTAAATAAAATACAGTAGAGGTTATTTGAAATTAACTTGTCGAATATGCAAACAATATTTGGAAATATTTAATAAATACTTTATGTGCATGAATGAAAAATGTACTAATTATAAAGTAAAACAAATATCAGCTAGATAAGTTGCATTAACTTTAATATTACAATTGTATTGAAAGGATATAAATTGACAAACAATAAAAAAGACTGGAAAGCATATTGGAAATTTATGTTTGCAAAAGCTTTTCGTACTGGTTTACAATCAGCAATTTCTTTATATTTAGCAACTAGCACTGGCATTATAGATGCTGAGCTATTTCAACTAATATCGGTAGCTTTTTTAAGTTCAAGTATTACAGTTTTACAACACGCCCTTGAGCAATATAAACCTAAAGAAACATTCTAAATATCAAATTGTTTAAGCCTATTTTAAATATGGTAATATTGCTATATGTCTAATGAAAGAACTAACGGTTTAACAGCAAAAGAATTAAGTTTGCTAATTTTGGAAGGTCAAGAAAAGTTAAATGATCGCATAGATCAATTGCACGAAAAAGTAAATCAAAAAATATCAAGAGCTGAATTAAGCGGCTGGTTAGTTGCTGTTTCGGCGTTAGTGGTGCTCATACAAGCAGTAATGTAATGCTTAATAAATTATTAAGCTTATGTGGTGTTATGTTTTTAATAATACCTTTTCCGTTAGCTATAGCTGATGAAGTATGGAAATGGGAAAGATTTGAAGACAATACTTTTGAATCAGCAATAACAATATCAAACGATCCTTCAATTTATTGTAATGAACAGGATCAGTATGGGACTACCGGCTGTTCACTAGCTTTAGATAACGGTACTTATACCTTTACATTTTCTACTGACATACAAGTATATGAAGTAGCATTTTTAGTGGGTGCAGTCAATAACTCATATTCTGTTACTTGGTATTATGCAGACAATACAAACGAAACAGAAAATAAATCAGGTCAAAACAGTTCAGATTTTTCTACAATGTATGATGACTTTTATAAATCTTTTACTGATCATAATGCTGTTGAAGAAAATATTGATAAATATATAACTGCTTTTGATGTAACACTTACAGATATATCTTTACTTGATTCGCTATATTGGCAATACGATGATGCTACAGCAACAGGAAACTTTGCTACTACAACTACAACAACTTCAAGCACTACAACTACAATAACTTCTACTACTACTACAACTACTACTATTCCTCCTAAGCCAGAGCCCGAGCCTGAGCCTGAGCCTTATGTTGAACCGGAGCCTTTGCCACCTCCTCCTGAAGAAATTATTGTTGATATAGTTGTTGAAGGTGTTGATAAAACTTACACACAAGCAGACGTAAATGATGGAACTATTGAAAGAGATCAAGAACGAATTGATAACGAAGCTGCTTATGGTTGTTTTATGACTGACGCGCAAATAGATCGTGGCGATTGTATTATTATAAAAGAAGAGGTTATTGATGAAGAAATTATTATTGAAGATAAAGAAAATGTGGAGATCGTCATTCCTGAAGATGTTGTTGAAATATTCGACGCACCTGAAGAGAAAGAAATTGAAATCGAAATATTGGAGTTTGAAGAGCAGCCTATTGAATTTGAAGTTATTGAATTTGATTTGGAAGACGTTGCTCCCGAAGACGTGGTGGAAATACCAATACAGGATGAAATAATAGAGGATATTACAGAAGATGAGTTGGACGAAACATTATCTATCGATGACGAAATTAGAGAGGATGAAATTCAGGTTGAAAATAATGACGATAAAATTATACAGGAAATCGTTGAATCTGAAGAAGAAATTGAATTAATTGAAGTCGAAGAAGCTATAAAAGAAATTGTTAAAGTTGAAGAAATCATTGAATTAAAAAATGAAGAAGAATTAAATACACTATCACAAGAAGAAGTTGTTATTTATGAAGAAGAAGTTAAAGCTGCTATAGTCGAATATGTTGAAGATTTGGATCAAGAGGATCAAATAGAAGTAATTAAAGAAGTTACTGATATTGGAATTACAAATTTAGATAAAGCAACGAAAGAAACAAAACAAGTAGTTCAAGCTGTAGTTAATGAAGTTACTAAAGTTGAAAATGTTGAAACGTTAACTCAAGAGCAAACAGAAGTAGTTGCTGATATTTTAGGTTTTGAAGAAACTGAAGATGTTGCTATTATTGCTGAAGCAGCAGCTAAAGAAGAAAACATAGCACAAGCAGTTGATGAATATGTTGAAAGAGCTTCCGATAATGCAAATGTTGAAAATTATAATTTAAGTGATGTTGTTGTTGAAATTGCTGTAGAAAATTTTATAGCAGATCCAATATCAATTATACAAATTGATTTTAATGAAATAACTATTAATAATTTATCATCAGGTATGACAAGCAGCCAAAAGGAAAAAGCACAAGAAGTCGTGGTCCCGGTTATTCTAGCTAGAATAGCTACTATAGGAAGTTTTATTATGAGGAAATCATTTTGATTAAAAAAATATTTAATTATATAGTTGAAGCTATAAAAGAAACATTAAATTTAAGTTGGACACTTGTTGGCCTTGTTATTGCCGTACTTACTTTAACAGGATCAGCCGCTCAAATAACAGCGCTAGCAACTTTAATTACTTTAATAATTTGGCTGTTAACTATAAAATTTAGATCATGAAACCAGAAAAAAATTGTTATTCAAGAAAAAATAACAAAGGTACATATATAACAATTTGTAATTGTAAATATGGCTCTAACAGCCATACAGACTAACCTAGAGCCAAATATAGCAAATAGCTTAATAGCTAGACTGAGTGAAGCCGCAAGACTTTAAACGCTTATATGAGCTTTTAAACGCTGCTTATGTTGTTAATTTTGCTTAGGATAAAATAAACCGTCTGTAGGATAGTTATCGCCTTCAGTTCGATCAAGATCTTTTGTAATTTTGCTAATTTCAATATTTAAGCTTCTTAATCTTTTATAATATTCATCTTGTTGCTTTTCAAATACTTTACGCGCTTTTTCTTTTAATTCAAGATGACGTTTCAAAGCATTGTTTAAAGCGTCTTCCATAGTTGGCATTGCCATTTTTAGTCCTCTCTTTTTTTTATATATTTATTATAACGATCTTATTTTATATGTATACAATATAAATAATAATAAAATGTTTTAAACAATACAAAATAAAAAATTAGCGATATAATTTTACTATTATGAAAGAATATAAAAACGAGTATAATTTAAAAGTTGTATTAAACAATAACGCTGAAACACCTGAAGAGGCTGAAGAGCGCAGTTTATTACAGATAAGTAATATTCAAGTGAACTTAGCTAATAGTTTTACAAAAACAAGCTTAGTTTTAAATGACAAGGAGGAATAGTGCCGAAAGGACCAGGACGACCGGCAAACAGTTTGCCAACGGCTGCGCATCTTTTAGGAGTGCTACAAAAATATATTAAAGCCGATATTATTAATGATCAAGAAACTGTTTATACTGTTAAAGAAAAATTAGTAAAACAGGTTATAATAGATGAGTTAAACAAACGTGAGAATATGAAAACCTACGTTAAAGAATGGAGGACAAAAAATGCTAAGTAATTTTGATATTAATGGCGATGGAATATTTAATGGTTTTGAATTATTGAGTTATTCAATACTATTCACAGTTTTATATTTTTATATTTCATCGAAGTTTTACAATACGTTTAATTTTTGGTTTATGCCAAATCGTAAAGCATACAGTAAAAACTGGAGATAGTTATAATTAAAAAGGTACTAGCAAGCATTTATGGACCGTTCGGATTTAGTCCTCCTACGGTCCGCTTGCATCAAAGGAGGATTAATGGACATTTACGGACTAGTAACAGAATTTCAAACTAAAGTATTAAAGAATATACCATACAACAGTATTCCTGATGAAAAAGAATACAAGTTTATAGTTGATACTTTAGAAGAAGAACTTAATGAATTTAAAGAAGCTTATGAGTATTCAAACTACTCTGAAATGGGTGATGCACTAATTGATTTAATTTATTTTGCATTAGGCCATTCATATAGAATGGGTT